GCACCGGCAGCAACGGTTCAGGCGCGATTGTGACCACGTCCTCTCCAAGAGGATCGTAGATATGGCCGGCAACGGGTCCGTGATCGTGCTGGAAAACCTCAAGGGCATTCGCTCCACCACCAAGCAGCGTGGCAAGCGCCAGCGGCGCAGACACCATGGGTGGAGCTACGAGCAGCTCAAATCCTTCCTCGAATACAAGGCCGAAGCGGCTGGTTGCCGCGTCGAGACTGTTGACCCGAGGAAGACAAGCCAGCGTTGCTCGAAGTGCGGATATACAGCACGATCCAACCGCAAGAACCAGAGCCTTTTCGTCTGCGGCGCTTGCGGCTTTTCGCTCAATGCGGACCTCAACGCCGCCCGGAACATAGCCTGGAAATACCTTGCTCAGGGTGGCATGCCCGCCCTGAGCGGGCCGCCTGTCAACCGGCCTATCGTAACGCATGTTGAAGCCAAAGCCTCCTATAGGAATTGCGGCTGAGTGTAGTTACAAGCCTCGTTTTTCAAGGCGAGGTCGTTGACTTGCCTTTGAGCCGGTGTGGATATAGCGGGCAGGTGTACACACAACAGGTGTACACTTCCGCCACATCCTCGGTCTTTAGGCAGTCCAGGCAACGCTGTTGAATTGCCTTGTACAGGTCTTCCATTGTGACCTCATTACCCCCTTTGATATAGTGCTTTGGGGATAGGTTGAGATCGGGACTGCCGAAAATCTCTTTGGGACTGACCACCCTGGTTTTCATGTTTTCTCCTTTCGTTTTGGTTATGCCGCTTTCGCCATGAAGGCATCCGCGATCATGAAGGCACGCTGATCCAGCAGATAGCCGTCACCAAACCATGCCGATGCAAGACGGTTATCGACGTTGCGCCCACGCTGATACAGCATCCACTCGTTGATGGCGTTATAGGCATCCCACCAACTGATTTGGTCTTGTGGACGCACACCGAGACCCTTGCCGTTCAGTAAAACTTCCATGATTGCCCGTTCGCGCGGGGTTTCATCTTCAGTTTCCAACACGGTGCGGATATAGGCGGTCAGGTCTTCTTGGTTGACCCTGCCCTTGGCCAGTTTGCGGAACTTGTCGATGCCCATGCGAAATTCTGCGTTGGTGGCGTCGAGGGCGCTGCGCAGTGCATCGAGGTTTTCCTTGATGTTGCCCCGGTGATAGATGCGGATCAGCCTACTTTCGCTGGCCGATTGCGCCCAGCTAAGAGTGTTGTTGCAGACCACTCGCACCGGGGTGAATCCGAACCGGACAGGTTGGGACTTGTCGTGGCTGTTGGACAAGAGGACATATGGCTTGATGGTATCCCCGTCCCGCACTTCCATGGCGTCGGTCGTGGCGATCTTGGCAAGAATCCATACCTTGCGTCCGTTTTGCAGGGAACCGGCGGTTTCCAATTCGATGGAACCGTCTTCCACCAACGGCCTGAAAACGTCGAATGCCTCGGCGTTCTGAAGTGGGGTGTAGTATTTGCTTGTGACGGTGAAGATTTCACCAGTATCCTCTCGTTGAATTGCCTTGTGGGCATCCACCGGCATCAAGGTATTTTGTGGATCTTGGGCATATAGCGGCAACATCCGCACTTGCCAGTCCAGTTTGGCGATGCGCAGGGCATCATCAATGCTTGGTGCGTTCGGTAAGATGATGCCGAGACCATGCCACGGTGTTTCCTGTACGGAAAACATATTGTCGTGTTCCATCAGTTCATGCGCCATTTTGGTTTCTCCTTTCGTTGGTGTGTGCTTTTACGATTTCCACCATGAGCAGTTCAAAAAACAAATTTGTCCATCCAACCCTCCACAAGGGTACTCCGCCCATAGCCGTCAGGCTTGGGTGGGGTGGTTGACTATTCTCCCCTGTTCTGCACATATTTTTGTGTCTTGTGTCGAAATTTGAAATTGTGTAGCAGATAGTCGGTCCCAACCATTGCTTCAAAAAAACGAAACTCGGCTTTTTCTATTTCTTCGTTGGTCAGTTCCCTTGTGGCATCCACCCGCATCAACGGCACTGCTGCCAGGACGTAATCACCAAGGCGCAGATTCAGGTTGACTCGATTGAACACGCCTTGCAGACCATACCGGCGTTCCAGCAGTTTGGCGGTGTTCTCATGCCCAACGGCGTAGTTGATATCCTCGCCGCTTTTCAGAATGGCGGCAAAGGCGTCTTCGGTGATTTCTCGAATGTTCATTTGTCCGGCTTGCTTGCTCATCATCACCGGGCTTACAGTGGTTGTCAGGTAGATTCTGAAAAAAGCGTCCATTGGTTTTCCTTTCTTTTGGTTTTTGGTTATTTCAAGACTTCTCGCACTTCGTTGACGGCGGACTGAACTCTGCGGACAGACCAGCCTTTGTTTTTGAGTAAAGCCTTCGTGTCGCGCAAGGCGTGCTTGATATCCTTGGACCGTAAAAGCATACTGGCGACAATTCTGGCGTCGGTCGGCAGCTTCGTCAGTTGGTCTCTGAACACCACCACGCTTTCTGTTTCCGGTAACGTGGCCGCCGGGATTTGCGATGGCAACAAGCAGCTTACCTGGACACCATCATATTTCATGCGTGTTTTGTGCTTGGCGGCTTCGTTGCGAAGTGCATTGCGGATATAGGTGGTCGTGACTGTGGAAAGCTGGCCCCTGTCCGGGTTCCAGTTTCGTTCAGCTTCCACCGCCGCCAAGCTGGCGATGCCGATTCGTTCGGCGTATTCGATGCCAGACCATTGCGATGATCGGGCCTCTTTGTGGATCAATCCGAGTTCGATGGCCATGGTTAGGCTCCTTTCAGTTATTGGTTTTTTGGGGGTGTCCTTTCATTATCATACCATTTTAGTTTGTCAACACTTTTTTACTCTCATTGATATATTTAGTGAAAAGCTCAGTTAGTAATGATTCTTGAGAAGTTTCGGTACCGTCCAGAACGGCATCCAGAACCTTTTGTTTCTTGTCCAGCAGGGCCGCGATTTCCTCTTCGATGGTGCCCTGGGCAATCAGATAGTACACACTGACGGCGTTCTTCTGCCCGATGCGGTGCGGGCGATTTGCAGCTTGCGCGTGTTCACCAGGGGTCCAACCGAGTTCGGTGAATACCACTGTGTCGGCGGCAGTGAGCGTCAGGCCCACGCCAGCAGCTTTGATGTTGCCGACGAATACCTTACATGCTTCATCGTTCTGGAAGCGGTCCACGGCGCTTTGACGTTGTTCCTGGTTGTCCCTGCCGTCGATCTTGACCGGGTTATAGCCCTCCAGTGTTTTCATCAGATTGTCGATAGCCTCATGGTGGACCGCGAACAGGATCAGCTTGCCATTGGTGTCCAGCGTGTCCTTGACCCATTCCATCATGGATTCCCACTTGCCCCTGGCCGCCAGACGCTTCAGTGCCTGGAACTGAACCAGAGTTTCTGCTCGTTCTGCTGCGGATACCTTTTCGGGATTGATGCCCCGTAGCCACTGGATGAAGTCGGCGCTTGCCTTGCGGTATTCCAACGCGGTTTTTTTGTCCAATTCCATTGGTATGACGGTGGTGGTTTTTTCTGGCAAGTCTTCCAGTACGTCTTTTTTTAAATGCCGGATCATCACACTCTTTAGCAGGTCGTTCAATTCTTCGGTATTGCTGCTTCCGCTAAAATCCCAACCAAACCCATTATGCTTTGCGTTGCAATACCGCAAAGCAAAGAGTTTGAAAGGCGGGATTTCAGCGGGTGCCAAGGTCTTAACAACCGGATATATTTCAATTGGTCGATTCAAAATCGGAGTTCCAGTCAATGCAACTATATGTGGGATGCTGGACAGGCACCTTTGTTTGGCGTTTCTGCCCAAAATGTCTTTTGTCCTGTTTGTCTTGCTGTTTTTCAATGCATGTGCCTCATCCAACACCATGAGCTTGCAGTGGGTCAGGCTATTCCACCAACCAGTGTTTGGAATGGGCACGGAGATTGTTTTCATCCCTTTTGGACCCATTACTTTTTTCTTTTCCCGCTTATCCGCAACAATATCGTAGTTGATAATATAAAGATCGGCTTTGGGTAGTTGATACTGGGTTCCACCATTGATGATGTGGATGGACAGGGTGGGACAGGCGATCTGTGCTTCACGTGCCCAGTTCAACTTCAGTGACGCCGGGCAAATGACCAATGCCGGTAGCTTGTCGGGGTTGGCATGGATATAGGCCAGTGCCTGGATGGTCTTGCCCAGCCCCATTTCTGATCCAATGATTGCGCGGCCATTCTTGGAGAAAAGGAATTCCACACCTTCGCGTTGAAACGGCATCAACTGGCGACCGAAACCGGTCATATTGATTTCTGACCGGTTTGGCGCTTTGGGCATTTCGGGCGTGCTGATTTCCGGCGTATCCAGTCCGATACGCTTTAGGACTTCAACGGCTTGCCCGGTGTGCGGCACGGTCCAGAATTTCTTTTCACTGTTCCACCGCCGTCCGGTGACGGTCTTGATTGCCGCAATCTTTTCAGGATCATACGGGAAGCGTACTATCAGTTTCCCGTCGTTGGTTTTTTCCACTGCGGGCTTTGTTGGTTTTGCTTCGGTTGCCTTTTGCAGCATACGATGATCAGCGGGCACGGCCATATCCGGCGCGTCTTCCTTGTTCAGGATGACTGCTTTCGGTATCCAGCTATCCACTTTTTGCTGTGCGCGGATCTTGGCAGTCAGGGCGTCGATGTCGGCCTGGGTCATGCTGTCGAGAACAATATCATGCATGTCCCAGTTGCCGAGACATTCCGGCCCGATGCCCAGGGCGATGGAGCCGGGGTGGGTCAGCGGACGCCCACACCGGCAACACTTTCCAACGCGGCGGGCGTGTTCAATGGACCCACCGCCATACAGGTAAACGGCTTTTGCGGTTTCAGCCAGTTCGGTGGCCTGGATGATTATCGGCAGTCGTTCCCTGCTGGCGAAACCGCCACTGATGGTGTAGTAGTGCGCTTTCATGGTTATTTTCCCTCCCCAACGAAATAGGGGTTGTCAGTGTCGATCCAATAAAATCCGGCATCAGTGCCACGTTCTACCAGATCCATTGCTTCATATCCCGCCTTTTTATAGTATCGTGGAGAATCCGACCGGTTGCTGACCAGCTTCCCGTCGATCTTTGTACAATACTCCAGCCATTGCTGGTGTCCGGTTGGCGTTTCGAATCCGTGGAGCCATCCGTGCCAGTAGGCATCTACCGCATGAAGTTCATCTCGTACCCAACGGGGCAAGCCTTTAGGGAGACTGTTTATCAGTTCAATGTACCCGTCTAGGATTTCTTGGTGGGTTTTTTTGAAGTGAAGTGCCCGCCGGTGAATATCGCCCAAGCGTTCCATTGCCCGTTTCTTTTCCTTCAGTGCACGGTTGATATCCATGTTACCTCCTTGGTTTTGGTGATTTGTTATCTCCACAATAGCACCTTAATTTATTGTGTCAAGAGTTTTTTTTGTTCTGATTGTTTTTTGTTGTGACAGGTCCGACTTGCCTTGTCCGATTTCCAGTGCTATATATTCCCTCAAGGGGGGATTATGGCTGAACGAGTGCGCAGGAAAAAATCGACACCGCCGCCCACTGACTGGGCTGGTTCCCGTGTGAAGAAAGAAACCACTGGCAAATGGCTTGCCGAGATTGTGGATGACAATGTAATGGGGCAACCTGCGGTCTTCCCCGATGATGCTGTGGATCGTGGCTACCGGCTTGCCCTGCTCGGTCTTACCCACACTGAGATGGCGGTTGCTTTTGGTGTTGGCGAATCTACCATTTCCTCTTGGCTGACCCACCACCCCGAATTCCGCGCCGCCGTGTTCGCGGGGCGGGAAATGGCCGATGGTGAAGTGGTTCGCGCCTTGTACAAGAAAGCTGTTGGCTACGAATATGACGAGGAACAGGTCACGGTGCGCAGAGGCAAGGTGATCCGGTCCACTGTTACCAAACAAATACCGCCGGACACCACCGCTTGTATATACTGGCTCAACAACCGAACCCGCCGTCAGCGCCATTCCTGGAACAATAGCCAGAAAATGGAAATTACAGGAGCCGGGGGCGGCCCGATTCTGCTCGCCCCCGGCGAGGCCAAGGCGGTCGAAGAGTTCTCCGACGAAGAACTGAAAATGATTGCCTCGGCGGGCATCAAGCTCCAGATTCAGCACGCCGAGGTCGTTGGCGAATAGGTTCATGGTTACACCCGTTGAAAGCCGTTGTTGAGCACGGGGCGGCGTAGCCGGTCGAAACTTTTGATCATCGTGATTACGTCGCCCTCCTCCACCAGCCCCGCCATGATGTCCAGGCAAAAGGCCACAAACTCGTTGCGGTCCGCCTCAAACATCAACTTTCCCGCGTAACCCTCGATCATTTCGAGGTTCTGATCTTTTTCCATTTCCATGGCTATTTTTCCTCCTTGAAAAGGTTTGCCGCCACATTTCCTGGCATATATCCTTTGCGCCATGCTTCCGGCAGGGTGGTGGTCAGGGCGTTGTAAAAGGTGTCCTCGATATAGTCCTTGAGGTCCATGGCGTTGTGCTTGGCAAACGGACCCTTGGTCCTGATGTCAATCCCTCCGAAAGTGGGCGTGACGATGACATCGAAATGAATCCAGTCCATATAGAACCCATGCTCGTCTATGGGATGGAAGGCGGTTTCGATGACCAACCGCTTGCGGTTGCTTTGATCCAATATAACCTTGCAGCCAGAATCAAAGCCGGAGCCGCTGGGCAAAAAGTTTTGTTCGATGTCGCGCAACTTGTCGAGGTGACGCTCTTCCCAGGACTTGTTCAGTCCATGACAGTTGGCGATTGCATCCACTAGAATTGAAATTTCCTCATATACCGGTCTCGGTTTCATATACTGTTCTCCTTTCTTTGGGATATAGTGCCTCGGATATAGTGCCTCGGATATAGTGCCTCGGATATAGTGCCTCGGATATAGTGCCTCGGAT